TGGACATCTGCACAATCTACACTTTCAACTGGAGGTAAAGCAATTGTTTTATCTACTCCAAACGGTGTGGGTAATTTCTTTCATAAAACATGGGTAGAAGCGGATGCAAAAAAGAATAAGTTTCATACTATTCGGTTGCCGTGGTCTCTTCATCCAGAACGAAATCAAGTTTGGCGAGATGAACAAACAAAACTTCTTGGACCAAAGATGGCTGCGCAGGAATGTGATTGTGATTTTGCAACATCCGGTAATACAGTTGTAGATGTTCCAATACTTGATTTTTATAAACAGTCGATGGTACGTGATCCAATTGAAACCAGAGGAATGGATAAAGCATTATGGCTGTGGGAATATCCAGATTACACTAGATCATATTTGGTTTGTGCTGACGTTGCTCGTGGTGACGGTGCTGACTATAGCTCATTTCATGTTATCGATGTAGAAAGTTTTACTCAAGTTGCTGAATATAAAAGTCAAATTGGCACGAAAGATTATGGTAACTTGTTAGTGAATGTAGCAACTGAATATAATAACGCTTTATTAGTTATTGAAAATCTTAACATTGGTTGGGGTACAATTCAACAGGCATTGGATCGTAAGTATCCTAATTTATTTTATAGTAGTGCTGATCTAAAGTATGTGGATGTTGAACATCAAATGAGCAACCGAATACATTCATCAGAGAAGAAAATGACGCCTGGATTTACTACGACTTCGGTTACTAGACAGTTGATTATTTCACGGTTAGAAAGTTATATGCGTGAAAAATCTATTAATATTCAATCGACTCGATTGATAGATGAATTGTATACATTCATATGGAATAATGGTAAGGCTGAAGCAATGAGGAATTACAATGACGATTTAGTAATGGCATTTGCTATTGGATTGTGGGTACGAGACACTGCTTTAAAGTTGAGACAACAATCAATTGATCTTACAAAAAATATGATTGGTAATATTAATAGATCTGAAAATCAAACATCTCCAGTGTATAATACAAAACAATCTATTGCACCACAATCATGGGAAATGCCAACGGGTATAAACAATCAAAAAGAGAGTTTAACTTGGTTATTATAATGATATTACACTATTTATTTACGAAATACAATACAACCGTATGGCAGATCAACCAACAGATTTAAAAAGCAGATCATTATTTGCTCGACTTAAGAGACTTTTTTCTACCGATGTCATTGTTCGTAATGTCGGTGGTAAAAAATTAAAAGTCGTTGACACCGATGAAGTAGCATACGCAACTGATAGAAATACGCTCAGAGATCGTTTTAATCGTATTCGTACTTCTGCATACAATCAATATAGTAGAGATTTCACACTCAGTTATCAAGCAGCTCGTATAGAACTGTTTCGTGATTATGATACAATGGATATGGATCCTATTCTCAGTTCGGCGTTGGATATTTATGCAGACGAATCATTAACTCGCAATGAATTGGGTGATATTTTAATAATTAATACACCAAATGATAATATCAAACAGATTTTACGTAATCTGTATTATGATATTATGAATATAGAATTTAACCTTTGGAGTTATGTTCGTAACATGTGCAAGTACGGAGATTTTTATCTTCGGTTGTATATTAGTCCAGAATACGGTGTATACATGATTGAACCAATTAGTGCTTATAATGTTACACGTGTTGAAAATAGTGATTTATACAATAAGAACTATGTTAAGTTTCAAGTAAATCTTCCCGACGGTGGTAAAGTGGAAGATTTGGAAAATTATCAAATAGCACATTTTCGTATGTTGAGTGATAGTAATTTTCTACCATATGGTAAAAGTATGTTAGAAGGCGCTCGTCGTGTATGGAAACAATTGAGTTTGATGGAAGACGCAATGTTGATTCATCGTATTATGCGTGCTCCTGAAAAAAGAGTATTCAAAATCGACGTTGGTAATATCCCGCCAAACGAAATTGACTCTTATATGGAAAAGTTGATCGCTAAGACCAAGAAGATTCCGTATATTGATGAAAAGACTGGAGATTACAATCTCAGATTCAATCTACAGAACATGGTTGAAGACTTTTACTTGCCTGTACGTGGTGGCGATAGTGGAACTGATATTCAACCTCTTGCTGGTATGGAATTTACCGGTATAGACGACATTGAATATCTTCGTAGGAAGATGATGGCCGCTCTTAAGATTCCCAAGGCATTCTTGAGTTACGATGAGGATTTGAGCGGTAAAGCTACATTAGCACAAGAAGACGTTCGTTTCTCTCGTACAATTGAACGTATTCAACGTATTATTATTAGTGAATTGACTAAAATTGGAATCGTTCATTTGTATGCTCAAGGATATAAAGATGCAAGTTTGGTAGATTTTAGTTTGGAATTGACCAATCCTTCTACGGTATTTGAAAAGGAAAAGGTTGCAATTTGGTCGGACAAGGTGAGTGTCGCAAAAGACATGATTGAAAATAAGTTATTCAGTAAAAAATGGGTATATGACAACGTATTTCATATGTCATCTGACGATATGGACGACTTGAAAAACGATATTGTCGATGATTCTAAACAATCATATCGTTTCAAACAAATTGAAGAAGAAGGCAATGATCCAGCAAAATCATTTCAAAAGGTTGGTAAAGAAGGTGAAACGACTGCAACTGGAGGTGGTACAACAGGTGGGGAAACAGCAGACGCAGGCGAAAAAGATGCTTCTACAGAAGCACCTTCTCTTAAAGAAAAGGCTAAATCCGATTATGAACGTCCCTCACAAAAAGGACAAAAGAAAGCTGAAAACTATCCTTTCGGAGAAGATCCTACAGGGAGACTCGAAATAAATCGAGATTTCAAATCTGATAGATCGCCTACACACAAGTATGCTGGGGGATCCGTTTTTAGTCTTGAAAATATATCTAAGGAACTAACTAATTTAGATTTGTATCTCAAGACAACCAAACAAGAAAAACAGGAATTGTTGTCTGAAAATAAGAACAAATCCATTATGGATGAAACGAATATATTGGAATAATACAAATATGGGAGTTTCATCAAATATTGATATATTTATAAATTATAACTAATAATATGCATAAATCTAAGCATTCAAAGTTCAAAAATACGGGAATTTTGTTTGAGTTGCTTACCCGTCAAATTACAGCTGATATTATCGCTGGTAAAGATGAGTCTGCTGCCAAACAAATTTTGTTTAAGTATTTTTCCGAGAACACCGAGTTAGGAAAAGAGTACCAATTATATACCTTTCTATTAAACGAAAAGGCTAGAGACACATCACACGCTGAGAGAATCATGAGCGTGGTACTAGAATCACGTTCTCAACTTAATGACAAAGTATTAGCTCAACAAAAGTATGAATTGATCCGTGAAATCAAAGACATTTATCAAATTGATAATTTTTTAAAGGGTAATATTAAAAATTATCGTATTTTGGCATCGATATACAAAGTTTTTGAAAATAAGACAGCTTCTAAGTTTGACGTTAAAGAAGTAATTCAATCCAGAGAATCAATTATTGAATGTTTGTGTAATGTGGTTGTGAAAAAATCAGATACTGAAGAAAATCTACTGGAATACTATAAACAACAAAGCGAAGATATTAGACTACTCGCTTATAAATTACTCTTGGAAGGAATGAATACCAAGTATAAAGACTTTGATGAAAATCAAAAGACCCTTATACGTGAATACATTTTAAATGTTTCAAACACCAATTCGTTGGCAACATTTGTATGTGAAGAAATTGAAAAGATTAAGAAGATTATTAGTTCGTCAAAGAATAAAGTAAGTGATAATCAAGTGGTTGTAATTAAACTTGCTGAAATAACCAACGTGTTGGATAAAGTAAAACCAACAACGGTTGTTAAAGATAACCATATTATGGCTCTATTGTTGTCATATGAATTGGTAAAGGAACTTAACAATTTGAAATAATATGAGTAAAGATAAAAAACCAAAAACCCCCGATCTCATTACCAGCGAAGATGATGCCAAACTAAAAGAACTCATCAAGAGTCTGATTAAAAAAGAACTTGATGAAATGACTGGCACTGACGCAGCTGCTGGCTTTTCAACCCCACTTGCATTTTCTTCTAAAAACGGC